GATGAGGTTTCAATTATTGATTATGCTGGAACATTTGATACAAATAATTTAACTGTTGGCAGAAATAGTCAACCAATTCAAGGCACAGCCGCAGATTTAACAGTGAGTACAGAGAGAGCAGCCTTCACTTTAGTTTATGTGGATTCAACTCAAGGCTGGTTATTGAAGAATAAATAGGAGTATTTAATGGCAGTTTATAATGCAATACGATATGACCAATATTTTGACCATGGTTATGCTGGTGACGGTTGGTATTTAATATCAACATTTACTTCTGATGGTTCGGATACTACAGCAAGTTTTACAAGTGGTATTTCTTCTACTTACAAAGAATATGTTTTTGTTATCACAGGAATACATCCTGAAACAGATAATAAAAAATTTACATGGCAAGTTAGTATAGATGCTGGTAGCAATTACAATGTAGCTACAACAAGTACATATTTACAAATATACAACAATGAGGCGGATAATAGCCAAGCATTTCAGTATAGTACCGACAGAGACCAGGCACAAGGAACAGGATTTAATGTTTTGTGTAATTCTGTAGGTAGTGACGCTGACCAAACTTGTTCTGGGCTCGTACATTTATACAATCCAGCCTCGACAACCTACGTTAAGCATTATATGGCTAAAATGAATTGCCAACAAGCGTCTGATTATGTAGTCGCAGAACAAACGCAAGGCTATTACAATACTACCAGTGCAGTAAATGCCGTGCAATTTAAATTCGATAGTGGTGAAATACAAGCTGGAAAAATTCAAATGTTTGGGGTAATTTAATGGCAACATATGAAAGTATTAAATATAATTTTATTCCTGCTTCAACAGATACAGGAGCATTGTGTCTTATTAAATCTCTTACAGCCAGTTCAGATTCTACATTAAGCTTCGCTGATGGCTCGTCTGATGTCGTTATGGACGATACTTACAGGACCTATGTTTTTAAATTTATTGCGATGCATCCAGCGACAGATGCCGTAAATTTTGGAGTGCAATTTAATGCGGCTGGTGGAAGTGGATATAATGAAACAATTACATCTAATTCTTTAAACTCATATCATAAAGAAGATGGAAGTGGTGGGGCTATGAGAATAAATGATGCTGGCGACCAAGGACAAGGAACAGCTTTACAATGGTTAAGTGGAGGAACTCTTATTACAGAAACAGGAAATGATAGCGACCAGTGCGTTTCTGGCACACTTTTTATTTTCGACCCTTCTTCAACTACCTATATGAAACAATTTATTGCAGTAAGCAATGATTCAGAAGCGGCTGATTATAGCAATTCTTCTCATGTATCGGGAATTATAAATACTACAAGTGCTATAGATGAAGTGCAATTCAAATTTTCAAGTGGTAATGTTGATTCTGGGGTCATAAATATGTATGGGATTTTGTAAATGACTACTTATTCAACACTATTATATAATCATGGATTTCCTGCTAATGCTACAAGAATAGGAAGGGAAAAACTTATATCTACTACTACTGCAAGTGATACCACAGATGTAAATATTACAAGCGGAATTGACAGTACATATAAGGAATATATATTTAGATTTTATGATTTAAACCCAGCTTCAGATGCAAGGTTTCAAGTCAATTTTTCTATTGATGGTGGTTCAAATTATAATGTTTCTAAAACAACAAATTATTATAGATTAGAACACGCAGAAGATGATGGAACAACTGGAATTTCTTATAAAACAACTTTTGATGTAGCTGGAACAGGAGTACAACAAATAAGCAACAATATTGGAAATGACGCAGACCATTCAGGTGTTGGCGAAATGCACCTTTTCAATCCAGCAGATACTGCACTTATGAAGCATTTTTATATTGATTGGCATAATGCAGATGCAAGTACCTCTCCTATAGCTTGGGGTGCAAAAATTGGGGGGTATCTAAATACTGCCAGTGCTGTAGATGCCGTGCAGTTCGATATGTCAACAGGGAATTTTGATGGGGTCATAAAAATGTATGGCGTTTTTGGGGGATAATATAATGGAGAAAAATAATGGTTAGATATCACAATATAAATGGAGTAAAGGTTCAATTTACTGCGGAAGAGGAGACAGCAAGAGATTTAGAGGAACAAGCATGGGCTGATGGTGCTTTCGATAGGGCAATTTCTGAACTAAGAACAAGAAGAAATTATCTATTAGCACAGACAGATTTTTATGCTTTATCCGATGTTACAATGTCGGCAGAAATGACGACTTACAGACAAGATCTTAGAGATTTACCAAGCGGTTTAAGTACAGTTTCAGATGTTGAAAATGTAACTTGGCCTACTAAACCATAATGAAAGATTTTATACTAGGTTTATTAGAAGTTTATTGTGGGAAAATGAGCAATTGGGCTTGGAATAAACGATGGAATAAAGAAAATAGAAAAAATAATGGCTAAATTATTGAATACGTTAATAGAGGGCCCTAACAGGCTCATAAACAAAAGTTATACCTTATTAGGTACTTTGGGTCACTAGATTCATTTAAATCGCTGTATATGGCTCTAATGCAATCTTTTTTTATTAATTTAACTTATTTTTGGCGGATTTCTTAATGGGATTAATATATACAAGAAGTGAGTATTTCACTCCTATAAAAAAGAAAACAACAATAGGTCATTCAACAAGAAGTAGACCTTTAAATAAACACAAACGTAAAATGTGGAAAAAATATAATAGACAGGGGAAATAATGGCAACAATACAATTACCAGCAGTTCAGTTACCGACAGGTGTCACACCTCAACCACAAGGAGTAACATCACAACAAACTTTGGAGAAAATGAAGAAACTTGTAAAAACTCCAGAGTTACCAGTAGGAGGTAAATTATTAGCACCTCAAGCATTACAAGCAAGAACTGTTGAATTACCAACAACACCTGGAGTAGCTACAACTGCACCTACAGCCGCAACACCTACAGCTCCTACAACACCAACAATAACACCATCAGTTGCACCAACGACAGCAGCAGTAACAGACCCTGCAACAATGGCTGCTCAACAATATACAGCAACAACTGTGGGTACTGCTCCGACAATGGCAGCAGCTCAAGGTACTGTAACTCAACCTATGACTGCTGAAACTGGGCAAATAGCTGCTGATGCAACTGTTACCGGACAACTAGCAGGACTTCAATCACAAATTACAAATGCTTTAACAACAGGAACAAATCTTCCTTCATGGGCACTTGGAGCACAAAAACTTGTAGAAGCTAATATGGCTAAACGAGGAATGGGTGCATCAAGTATGTATGCTGAAGCTTTAGCTCAAGGAGTTATGCAAGCGGCAACTCCAATTGCTGCGGCTGATGCTCAAGCCTATAAGGAAATGATTTTCCAAAATTTAAATAATAGACAGCAAGCAGCTATAACAAATGCCAATTCATATATTAAAATGGATATGGCTAATTTGACAAATACACAACAAGCTAATTTACAAAATTTAGCAGCAAGACAAACACAGTTATTTTCAGACCAATCAGCCCAGAATGCAGCAGCGCAATTCAATGCAACTAGTCAAAATCAAGTAGACCAATTTTTTAATAGTTTACAAACGCAAGTCAGAACAAATAATGCACAAAGAGCAGATGCTATGAATCAGTTTTCAACAAGTGAAAAAAATAAAATTTCTGCAATGGACGCAAATAATCAAATAGGAGTTGAAAGAGCAAATGCGGAAAGAACAGCAGTTATTAATCAATTTAATTCTCAGTTAGAAGATTCAAGAGAAAGATTTAATGTTGAAAACCAAAGAGTCATAGACCAATCAAATGCACAGTGGCGTAGACAAATTAATACAGCTAATACTGCAGCAACAAATGCAGTTAATCAAACAAATGCTCAAAATTTATTAAATATGTCTAACTTTGCTTTATCATCTCTTTGGCAAGAATGGAGAGATGAGGCAACGTGGACTCAAGAGGCATCTCAAAATATACAAAATCAAGCACATAATATGGCTGTTGCTGCTCTACAAAGACAAATGGAATTTGACTTAGCTGATAAAGCGAGTGGAGATAGAATATTTAATTTAATAGGGCGGTTTCTTACTGGCCTATGGAAATAATAAGAGAGGAATAATGTTTAAAGATTTAATTAATAATATTTTTTCTGGAACGAAAGCAGGTGGAGGAGGAAATCCTTTAGCGGCATTTGCAACTTCTTTTATAACAGATAAATTTAAAGAAAAACTTAAAAGAGGAGCAGAAAATGTTTTTGGTGGAGATGCACAAGACTTATCATATCAAGCTTATATACCTAAAGGACTGGATTATAGTGCTTTTATGATGGGTCCAGAAGGAGTTAGTCGTTCAAAAGTAGCAGGTTTTCCTGGTCCACTTATTGCCGAAGACCCTGGTGCAATTAGTTTTTTGTGGCAAAAAAGATTAAGCACTTATATTAATAGCGGAGAGGTAGCATAATGGCATCAACAGATATTCGTAATCCTTTTGACGCACCAATACCTGGACAATCTTTAACTGATACTCCGGGCAATGCTTCATGGGAGCATCCACCACAATATACAAAACTAGATGAGACAGCAGAAGTTGTTTGGGATTTATTACATGAGCCAAATAAATTGGAACAAATTATTTTATTATTACATTCGGGAGTATCTGTTGAAGCTTTAACAAAAAGTGTAATATTTTCTGGATTTGTAAAAGGAAAGTGGACTCCAGATTTAGGTCTACTTCTTACTGAAATCGTATTTAATCAAATACTAGCAATAGGAATGAGGGCAAAATTAAAGAATATTAGAATGTTAATAGGTGACCATACTAATAGTACATTTAGAGAACAATTAGCTGATTTTAATGTTAGTAAAAAATCTGATGAGTCAAAAAGAATAAAATCTATAACCAAAATTAAAGAAGATATTAAAGAATCATCTGAAAAAGTAGGTTTAATGGCGGGGGGACAATAAAATGGCTTTAGGCGGTTTAATGAGTTTGTTAAAAGATGTTGCAGTAAGTCCTGTAGGACAAATAGCCGGTGGTGTAATGGAGCAAAAGGTTACGGATTGGCAAGAAGAGGCAAGGATAAAAAAAGAAAATGATGAAAGGAATGCACAGTTTACTGATGCAGTTACATTAAAAGGTATAGATAATATGACTAGTCAAGAACTTCTAGCAACTCAAAAATATGGTGCTTATAATCACATTATAGATGCTGGTGTTCCAAAATATGTCGCAGATGAGTTATGGGCTGGAGGCTTTTTTGATAAAGCTCAAAATAGTCCAGAAGGTGTATATAATGTATTAGCGGAAGCAGAAAGTGCTTATGGAGTAGACTTTTGGAGAGATAAAACAAATAAAGCACATCAAGATATGTTGGCTAGAAGTCAAGAGGGTCAAGAAATGTATGGCTATAATGTTGAAGCCCAATATAAAAAAGGTGTAACTGATAGGCAAACATATATTAATAATGCATTATCTAGTTATGGTAGTATACCAAAAAATACAGCAACTTTAGTAACAACTCCAAATGTAGGTGTACAAGAGGGAGTACAGCCAGTGAGTGTTGATACTACACCTGATAAAGTGCCTCTTGATTTAACCAAATATTACCCAGGACCAGAACTTGTTGGAGTTGATGCAGAAGAAACTCAGAAAAGAATGGCATTAGCTAACGAAGACTTTTTACAAAATATGGGTTATAAAAATATTAGTTCATTTTTTACAACAGATACTTTGGGTAACAGAATATTTAAATGGGATGATTTAGAAAAACAAACTCCTGGAGTAATTAAAGATAGAACTTTATTTCAGACTGCCGTTGGTAATGTTTGGAGTACATTAGAAGCAGGGCGTGGAGAAGAGTTTGGATTTGGGAATTTACAGAATCAATTCGGAAGTGGAGGAGCTTTAGATGATGCTGGACTTGTTCATACAATAGGTAGAGTAGTAGCCAATGTAATAAAAGATACTGAAAAAGAAGGACAAGCTAACTGGTTTCTTGATAAAATAAGAAAAAACATTGAAAAGAATGCGAAAGCAGGAAGTACCATGGAAGTTATGATGCCTACATCTAATGCAGAAATGATTAAAACACTTGAATCCTATAATCCAAGTTGGCTTGATGAATTAATATCTATACAAGGTAAAGATAAAGAAATCCTAGAAGGTTATATAGGTGGTACAGCGAAAGAGTGGGAAAATCCATTTATAAATACACCATATGAGTATATTTTTTCTGATTCTAAAAATATTCCTATTATAATAGACCCTGTTGAAGGTCTTGGAGATTCTGCAGAAAGGTCAATAATGTTAGATGAGATAGGACAAAGATATCAAGATAAAATATTATATAATAAAAAAGACCCATTAACTTATAATCGTATTCAAATGTTACATAATTATTATCGTGGGGAACGAGCAACAAAAACAATAGAAAGTGGTCGAGCATATGAACCTGGTGTAAGCGAAAAGATGCCTATACCTCCAGGTATACAAACAGCTCGTACTTATTCGCCTAGACCAAGTTCTGCCTTTCTACAAGGTGTAACTCCTTCTGGTATAATGGCTGATGTAAAGTCTATATCTGCATTAGATGATATTATTAATTTTAAACGTAATAATATTTTCAATTTAGAAGAATATAGACCAATTGAAGGTCTTGGGGATACTGCTTCAGTTCTATTGCATGGAACGGATTTAAATTCTCTTGGGGCACTTAAAACATTAGAAAGTAGGTTGCATACAATTCCAGAGTTTCAAAGAGAACTACAATTATTATTACGACAACAACAACAAGATGGAAGACTTCCAAAAGATTTAACACAAGAAGATATAGAAATACTTGCTGATAGGATTATAGATGATTATGCCTATGCAATTAATGAGGTTCAGTTACAGATGCGTAGTAGAGCAGACGCTCCTACTGATAAGGCACTACCGGGGCTTGATGAAAAAGAATTTATTGATTCTGATGCTGAAACACCACCATCAAAGGTAGAAGAAGATGGAGAGAAAGGTCAAAGAGAAAAGAATGAAGAAGCACTTCTTGAATTTATTGGAGAAAAATTTAAAAACATATTTAGGCCAACAGAAGCACGTGCGGAAGAACCTCCAGCTCGCTTTAAGAAGGAATAATGTTTTGCCATTTATGTTTTAATTGGATAAATGGAATATATATTCAAAGTCACATACAATGTGAACTATGTAAACAAGTAATTGAATCTTGTTGTTCTGGAGAAAGAAGTGAAGATTCAACTTATGAAAATGAAGTTTATATTACAGGAAATATGATGAGAGAAAAACAAAAAAAGATTTGTAAAAATTGTAAATGCGACAAAGATTGTCATTGTGGTGAAGGTGACTGCACGAAATGTAATTGTACTAACTGTGATTGCAAAAGCTATTGGGTTAGTCCACATAATGGAAGCTGATAATGGTTGAAAATTTTACCGAAGAGTGGGAAAAAAGAAAAGAAGAAAAGGCTCTTTTAAAATTAGACCAAGAAGAAAAGGAGATTATAGAACTTGAAGAGCCAGACCCTGCAGAAAATGATGAGTTTTATACACCAGACTCAGATTCAAAATGGGATGTATTATATAAAAAAAGATTAGACCAAGAAATTGAAAAAGTTAAAAATTTATACCCCGATGATACTGACAGGCAACAAAAAGAATTAAAAGATTATAGAAAAAGGGCAGATATAGAGCAGCAATATTCAAAACAGCTTGTTGGTGGAATTTTTGATGCTGTAGATTCTGCAGCTAACTTTACTATTAATAGATGGTTACCTGAAGACTATAAAATAAATTTACCCGATATAGAACCTCCTGAAAATGTAAAACAGGGACTTGTTCGTGGTGGTGCTCAATTTATGGTTCCATTTTTAGGATGGTTTGGTGCATTAAGTAAAGGATATAAACTTCTTAAAGGAGGAAAAAAGGCTGCCAATGAATTTAAAAAAAGTTGGGCAGCCGATTTTGGTTTAGCGTCTGCGGCTGGAGCAATTACTGATGTTGTACATTTTAAGGCAGAAGACCCTACATTATCAAATCTTATACAACAATATCCTCATTTACAAAATCCTGTAACAAATTTTTTACAAACTGACCCCGATGACACAGAATCTCTTAATAGGTTTAAAAGGGCTGTAGAGGGATTTGGACTTGGTAGTCTTTTCCCAGTAATTTTTAGAGGAGTTGGAAAAGGTTTTAGTTATACAAGAGAAAAGGCTACTGAAAGAATAATTAAGTCTACTGTAGATGCAACTGATTTAAATCTTACTCCTCAAATAAATCAAAAAACTGGAAAGCCAATAAGAGGTAGTTATCATGCCCGTGTTGGTGGAAATGAAATATTTGTAGATAGGAATAGTGCCACAAAGAAATGGGATGTTACAATTAATAATAAGCGTGCTTGGTCTTATGACAGACTTTCAGATGCAAAAAAGGGTATTGATAATTTATTGAATCACAGAACAAATCTTGATGAAGGCTTAAAAGGAAAACATAGAAAATTAGTTGATACTAAGGAACCATTATTTCCGTATATGGGTTCAGGGCTAAAGGAAAAAACCTTTACACAAAGATTAAATGATTTTTTTAGGGGACGGCAAATTTTAGATTATTTTGCAATGAAAGTGTTTGACCAATATCATGGTTCTAAACTTTTAGGAAGAGAAGTATTTAGTGGAAAGTTAACCCCAGAAGGTCTTAGAAAACTAGGAAGTGACCAATATGGTGGGTATAAAGAAGTTCGTTTAAGACAAGGGGCTGCTGGAATAATGGAAGCTATGCTAAAACATGGGCAAATTAGATGGAATAAAGGAAAAGGTCAATTTGAGACAATAGCAAAAAACAGAAAATCACTACGAGAAATATTATCTCCCGTTGATAAGGATATCAGAACTTTTATGCAATATTGGGCTGCATCACGATTGATGAATATTCAAAAACAAGTAGAGCCTGCTAAATTTGTAAAAGTTAAGGGTGAACCAGATAAGTTTGTACCGGGTGTATATACAAAAGATGAGGAAAAAATAAAAAGATTATGGGGTGACGATAAAAAAGTAGAATTGGCTTTTCGTAATGCTGCAGGTCTTGGTACAAAAAGAGCAAAAAATGGAAAGTTATGGAGTGAAATTCTTGACGAAGTAGATGAATTTAATGATTCTATTTTAGACCTTGCAAAGGCTTCAGGAATTATTGATGATATACAATTAGATAAATTACGAGCTTCTCCACACTTTATACCTTTTTATCGTGAATTTGCGGATGAAGCAGGTAAGTCTGCAAGAATTTTTGGAGGTGGTGGACTCGGTAGTGTTTTATCGAAACAATTTAAAGGTGCTCCTATTGGGGAATCTGGATTACGAAGCAAGATAACTAAGGATAAAAAGAAAATTCCAAATAATGAAGGAGTACCAAAATATCCTTTAAAAGATTTAGTTGAAGGCTATTTGGGAAATATGTTTAATATTATAAAAAATGCAGAGCGTAATAGAGTTATGCTTTTGCAGATTGCACACATTGAAGAATTAATTAGACAAAATACAATACCTATAGCAAGACGATTGAAGGCAGAAAAAGTGGAAGAATTAGGAAGAAATCTTAATAAAAAGGAAACTGCAAAAATAAATAGATTAGCAAAAAAAGAAGCAGCAAAAGATATTGGAGAAAAATGGGCAGAAAAAGTGCCAAGAAAAATGCAACAAATAAAAGTTGATTTGGAAAGTGGTAATATAAAAGGACAATTTGAAGATGCTGGTATAGATATATCAAACCTAGAAGATTTAGTATTTTTTTCTCCAAAGAGACTACAATTAGACAAACATGAATTTATGGTTACTAGATTAGTAGGAGGTAAAAGAAAATTAGAAATATGGCGAGTATCTAAAAATCAACCATTTTTATTTGAATCTTTTAATGCGCTTTATGACAGAGAAACAAAGTTTCTAGGAAAGTTTATGTCATTTTCTTCAAAATTTAAAGGTCTTTTAACACGTGGCGTAACATATGACCCTGGCTTTTTTATGTGGGCAAACTTTATAAGAGATACTGCTTCTGCAGCTATTTTATCTAAAAATAAATTTAATATTCCAGTTTACTCATCTTTAGGAGGACTTTTAAAACAATGGCGCAAGAATCCAGTTGTAAAAGATAGGGATGGGAAAGTTCTTAAAAATGCAGATGGAAGTGATATGCGCTATCAAGATATGTGGCATGAATTTGTTATGAATGGCGGCTCTTTCGGTTCAACATTACTTCGTACAAATATTAATGAAAATGCATTAAAAAGATTATATAAAGAAATGAATATTCCTTATGACAGAGTTCTTAATAAGGCAAGTGATTTACCAATAGCTGCTGTAAAAGCACCATTAAGAGCTGGAGGAAAAATTATTCGTGGATATGAGGATGTTGTTTCAACATTTGAATATGCTACACGTTTTCAAGAATATACTCAATTAAGAAGGCGTGGAGTTGGTGCAAGAGAAGCAGCATATCAGGCAAGAGAAATAGCAACAGACTTTGGTATGCATGGTACAAGTCATATAATTACATTTTTAACTAGACAAGTTCCATTTCTTAATGCAGGACTTCAAGGTTTATATAGGTCTGCTAGAGCATTTGAGGGATTAACAAAAGCTGAAAAAATCTTTGTTGGCTCAAAAATTGCTACGGCCTTAACTTTACCAACTTTATATTTCAGATATCTAAATCATGGAAATAAAGATTATGACCAACTACCCCAACACGTTAGGGATATGAATTATGTAGTTCCTCTTTCACCGGATAAATCGGGTAAACCAATAGAAGAGAGATTTTTATATATTCCAAAACCATTTGAATGGGGAGCAATGGCAACTGTTCTGGATAGAACTTGGGATTGGCTAGGACCACAAGCTATAGTAATAAATGGAAAAAAGATTTCATGGTTGGAAGGGAAAGAAGATTTTACATGGGATGATTTTGTTGCAATCGCAAGTAAAGTTGTATCAGAACAATTACGATTAGATATTATTCCACAAATAGTTTCACCTTGGGCTGATTTGGCACTTAATAAACGCTTTACTGGTTCAGCAATTGTTCCAGAATGGGTACAACAGAGTCAAGAGAAAAACGCTCAGTATTATCCTTGGAGTAATGCTGCAATTGCTACAGCATGGACGAAGTATAATTTAGGTGTAACTGGTTTAAGTGCAATTCAATTTGAATATTTACTTAAAGGATATACGGGTGCAATGGGTCAATATTTTTTAGATTTTATGGTAGACCCGCCATTTAGAGGTGATGACCCGAAAGAGGATATAATGTTTACAGCCCCTAGAATAGAAACTGACCCTGCTCTTGTACCGGGAAAAAAGATTAGCCCGTGGATATTTAAAGACTGGAATAAAGTACCATTACTTAAACGTATATTTAGTGTTGGCCCACATCAGCATACTCAAAATATATTAGATGCCTATAAGTTACAAAATGAAATATCTACGAGGGTAGATACATTGGCTAAATTTGAAAAGGGACCTGAAGCTAATCCAGTTCAGTTTGAAAAATTAATAGAGGACCCTTATACACAAGATATTTTACTATTAGATAAAACGCTTGCAACTCAATTTGATATGATGAGTGAAATATCAAGAGAAGAAAAAAGACTTTGGGGATATAAGGCGGCAGATATGACCCCTGAAGAAAAGGGAGATGCTCTTAGAGAACTAAGAATACGAAAAGCTGAAATTGCAGATTCAATTATGGAAGCACTAAAAGGAATGGATTTGGAATATGTTATGCCAAAACTTTTCACTATTCCACTTACGCACCATGAAGTTAATTTATTTAAACTTGTAAAGGACTTGCCTAAAGTTAGAGACTTTCTTTTTCCTGGAGCTAAAGAAGAAAAAAAATATACTCCAAGTGGAACAAATTTAACTTATGAACAAATGTTGGAGTATTATTAATGGCCAACAATAATTTAAATAATCAAACAGATGCCCTTTTGAATAACATTAATAAGTACGGTGAAAACATTAATAAGTACGGTAAAAACAC